TTATTATGACCAAGTGTTCCACTACCTTGATTTGTATTAGGATTAATAGAAGTATTGATAAACATATTATTGTTTCCAGAATTAACTAATAAAGTTCCACATACATCTAAAAATGCGTTTCCATCAGTAGAACTTCCAATAGTCAAATTTCCAGAAATATCTAATTCTCCATTTACAATAAGATCTTTAACAGTAATAGAATCAGATTGAATTATAGTATTACCTACTTGAAGTGTATTATTAACACTAATATCATTAGCTATAATATGATTAAAAGAACCATCAGTGCTATTAACTGTGGAAGCATTAATCGTTATAGCATCAATAGAGTTTGCAGTCATTAAATTAATTACACTTAAATCATAAATAGAAGCATGGCCATTAACACTTAAATCGGTAGTATAAATTGTATTAGAAACAGTAATATTATCACTAAATTGTGCCGCACCACTAACTTGTAATAACCCACAATCTACTAGATAAGTTGTAATTTTATCACTTAATATTTCGGTGCTAACTCCAACAGTTAAAATATTTTGAACACTTAAATCATAAATAGAAGCATGAGTATTAACACTTAAATCAGTTGAGGTTATTTTACCAGTATTATTTATCGTAGTAGATGTAATGGTTGAAACATCTATATTGGTTACATCGATTTGTCCAGCACTTATATCATTAACAGATAAATCACTGATAGTTACAAGGGATACATTATCACGCATATTTACAGTTCCAGCTTTTAAAATTATGTTTTGTGTCCCACTAATACCACCTTGTATATTTAAAGGATTAGTAATAGTAGATCTAAGAGTATTTGTTTGAACTTGAGATTGAGTAATAGTGACATCACCAACATTTAATAGATTTGTAACGCTTAAATCATAAATAGAAGCATGATTATTAACACTTATATCATTGGTAGTAATAGTATTAAAAATAGCTACATTCAAATTAATATTGTTAGCACAAATATCATTTACTGATAAATCTCCAATAATTACTTTATTAGCAACAAATTCTACATTTGCAGATCCTGATGATCCAGCTTGAATAGTTAAATTTTCCACTAAAGGAGAATAAATAAAGGAAGTATTAAGAGAATTATCTACAATAACAAAACCAGTATTTACATTATTAGCTTTTAAATTATTAGTAGAAACATCATTCGTATCAATATAAGTTGTGGAAGTTCCACAAGTCATAACATTTATAACACTTAAATCATAAATAGTAACATGTCCATTAAAAGACGCGTCACCATTGGAATGAATATAAGCAGTTTTATTATTATTTAAGTAAAAATTAATATCTCCAGCTGATAAATCGATATTTCCAGCCGCATTATTATTTCCAGGATTCATTTGTAAGTCTCCATAAACCTGTAAAGCATAAGAAGAACCACTAATATCTGTATTATAACATATATCAATCGGTTGTCCAGCTAAAGGTGGATTAGAAACAGTGATTCCTCTAAAACTCCTAACATGTCCATGTGTATTTGTCATTCCAGCAATTCTATCAATTCCAGTACCAGGAGAAGAATTGCTTATATCTCCATCAATTGCAAATGTTAAACTCTTTTGCCAAGATACTATATTATCAGATGAATCATTATAAACAATCATAGTATTACCATTTGCAAGAGGAGATCTAAACAAATTTAAAGTTCCTAAAGCTGTATTATATGGTAATGTAACAAGAGTCAATGTTTCTCCGAAAAAACCACCAATTTCTACAGTTGAGCCATCTACTAATAAATTACCCCGAACAATAACATTCGTGCTACAATCTCCACTTGTGCCACCAGCAAAAATATGGTTTGCAGCGCCAAAATAATTTGAATGACTGCAATCAGTTGAAGAATAAATTGGTCCTAAGTTCCTTATACCTGTATTTGATTGAATACCAAAATTTTTAGCATTAGTTAAAAAAGTTGTAATAGAACCAGATGGATCTGCAGATCCAAGACCAATATTACCTCCAGTAACTTTTAAAATACCAGAAGTTGAATTATGACCACTAGGACATCCATTAATAGTTACTGAATTGTTAATAGTGGTTGGAGCAGTCGGACAACTACCTGGTGTAATAGGGCCAATTTTAATTTGTCCAGCTTCAATAGCAGCTACTAAATTACATATTTCTTTATCATATCCTCTGCTTCTTAAATAACTTCCATAACTATAGTAAGTTTCTCTACATGTATAGTTTGAGTTGGCAGACATTTATATAATTACATTATAAAAATTATATAAATTTTACTTTATTTTGGAACAGGAAAAGGTCTTTGATATTTTTCAACAACTAGAGGTTCAGGCATAAAAGTTTGTAATCTTTCAAAGTAAGAAACACCTGGTAAAATTTTAAGCTCTGGAACAACAGGTTTTTGAGGATTTACTAAATTAGTAGAGTTAATTCCGTATAAAGCAGATTCTATATCAACAGAATTTTTGGAAAAAGCTTCTCTTGGCATATGACTTGGTGTAATTCCAATACAAGGTAAAGCATTTTTATATGCTCTTCCAATTTGCGAATATTGATATTGATTATAGTCTAAAGATTGCTTATAACTTTTTTGTTGTTGACAATAATCTCCTGGTGTATTATTATTTCTAGTAGAGGCCATATTAATATACATGGATATTATTTTGATTCAAAACTATCTAATAAATATTGTAATGGAGTCTCTAAAGGCAATTTATTAAAAAAATGATACAAACATTTATGAAATAAATCTAAATAGTCATAAGAAAACAAAGTTCTAAAAATTAAATCATTATATATGGTTCCTTTATAAGGATGTTTTTCAAATATTTTTTTAATAAATTCTTCCTCTTTGATTATTTCAAATAATTTATCTATTTTATTATTCATTATTTCTTCTTCAAATTCTTTCATATTAAATGTTTGTAACAATTGTATTTTATATAACATTTCTCTCAAACCAACTTCTTCTTCATTATCTTCCGTTATTAATTTGTAAGTACATAAATGATTTAATTGTAAATCAGTCATATATTAATTTAATATTTTGCTTTTAAGTATTTAATATTGATACATTGTGTGTGCATTTTTATAATCTTTATCTTTTTGAAGTTCACGAGAAGGAACACCACCTCTGATCCAGCCATCAGCAGCAACACCTTCTACTAAATTAGCAGGATTAGTAATAGAATTTTCTATGGATGGAATTAATGGATAATTTTGATAAGGAATATAGGATTGTTCAGTAGTAGTATTAATACTCTTTTTATTTTGTATCATATCTCCTTGTTGAATATGTGATTCCAAAACCGGATTGGAAGGTCCACGACCCAAGAAGGGAACAGTTTTGAATGGTCTTTCATATAAACTTATGCGGCATTTGGGATGAGTATTAATAGTTCCAATTAATAAATCAGAGTTAGAATCAATATTGCAACCGCCCATTCCAACTTGGGTTCCAGGAGCACCTATAAAAATACCTGGTTGACTAGTTCCGAATTCAATAGGTCTCTTTAAACCACAATCTTGGACAAAATAATTGGTTAAAAGATAGTTGGCAGAATTAGCATTTTGGATATTTTGTTGACTCATAGAACAACTATCATCACCAATTCGGGATAATCTGTCAAATGTAAAATCTCTTGTATAAGCAGCCATTTATATATATATATTTAAAATAATATTTTTCTAAAATATATATTTAATTTTGTCCAGTAATAGATCCTATTCTTGGATTGTTTCTCATTAATGCAAAATCGTTTCCTTCTTTGCCAGAAACCATACCTCCATAACAAAATTCAGCAAATCCATGTTGATCATTAGGAATAGTAGTATTTGGAGTAGCAAAGAAATTATGTTGAGCAAAATCTTCAAATTCAAAACTATCTCCTAAAGTAGAAAACAATTTCTTTTTTAATTTTTTATCATTGTTAAAATTAGAAATCACAAAATCTTCTGTTTCATCGTTTATTTGTTTTTCTACTGCTCTATTATAAGCTGGGGCTGCCATTTTTCTCTTAGGATCATATTTTATCTCCGGTAATAATACATTCATTAATGGATTTTTTTCCGTTGGGTTTGTAAAATTACATTTTACTGCATTATATACACTCGGATTCGTAAATGCTTCTTTCACTTGATCCTTTTTATCATTTTGTTTAAAAGTTTTAGCATAATAAAGGAATATAATAACACCTAAAGTTATAGCACCGGTAATAAAAAAATTTAATGATTGCGTTATCAAATATCCTAAAATTGTTAATATTATTACTAATCTTGTAATTGCATTAATCTTTTGATTTCTAGACATTCCTTTTTTAGGCCAAACTTCATTTAATTGATCTTTTTTAAATAATATTGATGGGTCATTAAACCAAATATTTGTAGATTCACTTGCCATTTATATATATATTCTTAATTATTTATTTTTTCTTCCCTTTCTTTTTCTTTTTATTATTATTATTATTTGGATTTCTTTCACTCTTTTCTGCTTTTTCCCCTTCAATTGAAAATACTAATTCTTCTATTTGAGCATCTGTCATTGGTGGAGGTTTGGGTAAACTATTTAAATATTCTTGATGTTCTCTCTCTTTCTGCTTTTCCAGTGATTTTTGTTTCATTCTTTCTTTCATTTGTGCTATTTTTATATCCTGATTCAATTTGCCTTGCATTGCACCTAAATTTACTTTTTGTCCTCTACCTAAATTCAAACCCATTTGCCTCATCATACTCTGGATATCTCCCATTCCAGGCATATCTTTCATTTTACTTAATAAATCACTAGCTTCTTTCATTATTTCACTTTCTTTTATCTCTCCTGACTTTATCTTACTATCTAATTTACCTCCCACATTTTTAACCAAATTCATTAATTTACCTGGATTCTTAAATAGTTGTTGAAATACATCATTCACCGAAGTTGCATTCTCCGTATCAAAATTTAATTCTTGAGCTGTCTCCTCCGCAATCTCTTTTGCCAAATTTCCCAATTTTCCATCTAATAATCCATTAATGTGATCTTGAATTTGCTCTGGTTTAGGTAAATTTTCCATATCTATTCCTGATATATCTATTATATCTTCTCCTCCCATCATATTCTGTAAATTACTCATTGTTTCCTCTAATTTATCTTTCAATTCATCTTCATTTATCGCCTCAAATAACTTTGCTGTATCTCCAAATGAATCCTGAGAATCTACTTTACCAATTACAGTAAACAAAATTAATTGCAAATATTTCCAAATCGTTTCTTTTGTCTTTTGAGAAATGTCTTCTTTCCATAATTTTTTAAAATCTATTCCCGGTAAAAATTCAGTATTTATTTCTTCCTTCTGAAACATGTCTTCATTCTTATACAATATATCAAAAAATCTCTCTGGTAATACTTTCTTAAAATGCTCATATATTTTTTCCACACTTTCTTTATTTTGTTCTTCCTTGATTTTTAATAAATCACTATCTAAACTATCTTTGTATTCCGGAAAAGTAAACAAAATATCATTGGTCAAATCGTAAATCAATTTGGGAAAATCCTCGGGTAAAGCCTCTTCTTTATTGCTTGATTTAGACATTATACAATTTATAAATAAATTTTGTTTAAATCAAACTAATTATTATTATATATTTTTGACAATTGGTTTAAATTCTTTAAATATTGTATTGTTTTTTTCTTATTAGATTCATCTAACTCTCTTAATGGTTGTCTAATTTTATCAATTCCTTCTAATACTTGTGACGCATTTGGGTTCTTCTTTAAGTCTTCACTATAATCTTTTTGTAAAAAATATTCTATATTCTCTTTTTCTATTTCCTCTTCATACTTTTCACATACATATCTATACCATACCCCAATAACCATCTTCGGATTCGCTTTTCTTAACATCATTAAACCTGTTTGGGTTGTTTTGATATCTTTATTTTCTGGAAATAATGTGACTACATCTTCCAAAAATTCCTCAAATTGATTATTAAATCCTTTTAATATAGCACTTTTATCCATCTATAAATTAATATATTAATTGTTTTTAAATATATTAATTAATTATTTGTTTATTTGTTTATTCATTTGTTGCATTTGTAAATCTTTATTTCTCTGTGCTTCCATATCTTTCATTGCCGTTTCTCCTACTTTATCAGGTGACCAATTATCAGGTGGAGTTTCAATCTTACTAGTATGATCTACTGTTGCATAGTTATACATTTGTCTTAATCCTCCATCTCCTTTGGCTAATAATTCGTCACTCCCTTGATCCCAATAGCTAAATGTATCACTTGCTACACCAAAACAACCTGTATGGTCAGAACCTAGAGAAAATGCTAATGGTTCACCATTAAATCCTGCTGCTGCTGCATTTCTATAATCGGTTTGTGGTTTTAGCCTACTTTCAATTTCTTTACCAAATATAACTGCATTTCCCTCTTTTAATAATAACATAGCAGGGACTTTTGTAATTTGAGGGGGTAACAATATTTTTTGTTGATTTTCTAAAACTACATAGGTACCTCCACTTTGATTATCTCTAAATCTTTTATCCACGCAAATAAAATGTATTTCATTTTTTAATTCACTTTTGGATAAACTTCTTAAAATGCCTCTACTATTTTCACAATAATTACTATAATATAATACTAAACTCATTTATATTTATTTATGAATTATTTTAATACTCTTTTAACTAATTTATTTATAAAAAAATTGATTTTAAAATAAATTATTATATTATATTAAATTACTATGATGGAGCCTAAGATTACAATCACATCTGAAGAAAATAACACTTTATATTTTACCCTTAGTAATACTCCCACCAGTTTAGCAAACTCATTACGGAGAATTATTTTATCTGAAATACCTACTGTTGTTTTCAGAACCTTTCCTCATTCAGAAAGCAAAGTAAATATTATTACTAATACTAGTAGATTTAATAATGAAATTCTTAAACAAAGAATTGGATGTATCCCAATACATATTAACGATACTGAATTTCCTATTGACGAATATTCTATCGAATTAGATATCAAAAATGATTCTGATGCTACTATTTTAGTTACTACTAAAGACTTTAAAATTAAAAATATTACTTCCGATAAATATATTTCTGAATCTGCTGTTCGCAAAATTTTCCCACCAGATCCCATTACTGGCGATTTTATTC